ACCTAAATTAATTGGTGCTGTTCCTGTACCGAATTCAGCAACACCTTTTGCAACTAAACTACCATCCTGACTAACTCTAAATGGTGCTGTTGCTCTGTTTGCATAATCACATCCTGCATAAAATCTAATACAAGATGCTGATGCACCTTCGTTTGTTATACCTGCTGATGGTAATACAACCTTACCTGTTAAGTAAACATTCGAACTATATAAACCATAACCACTCAAACTTCCTAAACTTGCATCAGTTACACCACTTAGATTACCTAATCTTACTACCTGCTTACCAGTAAAAGTATTTCCTGTAACACCTGCAAGCATATCAATGTAAGGTGCTCCACTATCTGTACTTGTCATATAAATTAAATTCTGTCTTGCTGCACAAGTACTATTACCTGCTTGAACAAGTTCCATATTTTTCCATCCTGTACAAGTACTTGACATTGAAGCATAGGCACAACCTAAAGTATTAGAATGTGTAACACCTGTTACTTTGCCAATATAACTTGCAATACCTCTACCTGTCCATACCTGTGCTCTTACCCAATCATTTGTTTGAAATTGAAATGGTTTACTACCATTATCTTCATCAAAATATATTCTGTTTGAATTAACACAATAAACAGTACCATTAGCAGCAGACACCATTAAACCCCCATTTATGCTGTTTATCTTATTGATATCCAATTCATAAACAGTCATATTTTTTCGTATATATAAATTATCAAATGTTGCAGTAATTTCACCTGCCACATTGTCAATTTTCCATCCTGAACCAGCAAAACCTGATGAAAATGTTGGTGTATTTGCATTACAGGATAGTATCATATTAACACCACACATACAAGCTGAACTGTTCAGAACAGGTGTATTTACTGAAGTTGTACCACAAACAAGTGGTGATAATACTGATGTCGTGCCACAAGCCACAACTGACACTGAACAGGTTGTGCTGCAAGTAATAGGTGATTTTGTACAAGTAGTAAAATTAGGACTGTCAATTGGTGCATACCAAGCTGGTAAATGTGTTCCTAAACGTGCGGAATCACATACACATAAATGGTTATGACTTCCGCACGCAATAGTAGTTGAACCAGTACCAAAAATAGCACTTATGGTTGTACCACTAACCGAAATTGATGCAGAACCCATATAAATTGTACCACCAGAAGTAGTACAACCACCACCAGATACAATACCACCACCTGAAGTTGAATAACTTCCTGATGCAACTTGCTTATCTCTACGAATTGGCAATAAACTCTGTTGTGTTGTTTGAACTGACATATTATTAAGTTATTGAATCTCTACTATTAGTTATTTCTATCATTTCACATTGCATACTTTCAGTTTCATCATCATAAGTACTACCAACTATATAAAATCCTTTACCAGATAAATATTTATTATCTTTTATTAATTTCATCCAAATATCCAACATATAATTTTTAACATTAAAATTTGCTGATAATTTTAATCTTGGTACTTTATATTGACTAAGATAACTTTGTAATACCAATTGTTCTGTTGTATAATTGCCACCTCTATATAAACCAGCAATAGGTGCATAACTTGTATCTCTGAATGCTCCATTGCTAACACTATAAACACCAGTACCTGATGTTGTTTTTATATTTGTAACATTAGTTTTATATATTGTATTTGTACTGATATTACCACGTTTCAAAACTCCTGAATTATCAATTTCTTTACCTGTTGATGTGGTGATAATTGATATGTTAAGATTCTTTAATAGTATACCAATTACAGGTGAAAAGTTTTTTCTTTGTGTTATACCTTGACTACCTGACCAATAATCATATATACAAAATACAATATTGTTGCTGCCTACTAAACTACTGTCAAGTGGCAAAATTGTACTTGCAGTTATCCAAGTATCATTAGCTGTAGAATTAGCAGGATTAGCACCAAATTGAGCAGAAGTACAACTTTTTACAGCTATTAAATTATGTGTAAATCCTGTTGTCCAACTGCTACCATTAAAATATTGATTACCTACCTTTAAACTTGTCTGAACATAATAGCCATAAACTTGATTTCCACCATTAGGTGCAAATATATTCCAGTTATTTTCTTTAGTCTGAAACCAACAGTCTAAACTTATTTTAACTGATAATCTATTATCCTTATATAAATTTGCTGTAATTCCTGTTAATTTTAAAATAGGTTCATTATTAACATCAGTACCAGTTAACCATAACATATATGTTGGGTCACTAATATTAGTTTCTTTAGCACCTACAAAATGCCCACTTGTTGATTGTGTCCATCCACTGAATTGAACTGTACTATTATTATACCATTCTGATGGTGAAGTAATGTGCCCCCAACTACCAACACTTGCTAAATTTTTAACATCATTAAAATCATATTTATAATTTATAAAAGTATATGGGTCATATTTTATATCAACTTCATCTACCTTTGGTACAATATCAAGAGCCTGACCAGTTTCATAATATGTCAGTGTTCCACCTGATAAATCAATATAACCACCTAATGCATTAGTGCTTTCAGTAAAAGAAGATAATGTGTACTTCTTACCTTTGGTAGTATCATTTAGATTTATTGGGTCAATAATAAATATTGAATCTGCTTGAAATGTTAATACTAAACCTAAACCTTGAAAAATTGAATCCAAAACTTCTCTACAAGTCATTGCAACTCTTGATTCATCAATATAATTATCTTGATTGACTGTTATATTGTTAAATAAATTATAGTTTGTTCCATTAGTGCTAATATCATTGCTTGTATAAACATTCGAAAATGTAATACCAAGTTTACCAAGTATGTTATTTATCACAGTACCAATAGTTGTACAACCAGTATAAAAAGCACCATTAGATTGTTTATACCATAATGAATCCAAAACTGTCATACCATCATTAGCATTAATTGAAATTGGTATTGGATAATTAGCACTATAATCTTCATTGTAAATTTCTGTGTTCACAAAACCTTGCCAGAATAATCCTGTACCTGAACTGCCATTGTAACATTTTACAATAAATTGTTGTGGGTCAGCACTAAATAAATTTAACATTGATAGTGGTGTACCATTAATATTTATAACTGCACCTGAACCAATTGTTGATTGAAAAATTTTCGAAACATCACCACTTTTACTAATCTGAAGTGGTGCTGCATCAGGATTTAAATTAACAACAGAACCACCATAACCATTTTCTAAAATATCAATTGTTGTGGTGCTGTTGCTAAGTCTTTTATATGCTATTCTATAGTGTATGTTATATGCCATAATTATGCAAAACTGTTATTTTTTCTCATAGTATTATTTAATACAATCATTAAGTCAGTACCACTAACTTTAGTTGTCAAAACACCACCACCAAACATATTTGCTTGTTGATTCATTGTTAATACTCTTTCACCTGAATTTAACATTGCTGGTACATTATCACCACTGTATGATGTGCCACCAACAATACCACCCTGACTAAACTTTGGTACAATACTGTTAAATAATGTTGCTGCTAATCCACCTGCAATTGCACCTAAAGCCAAACCAATAAATGGGTTTTTCGCTGTGTCCATTGCTTTTGCAATAGCTTCTGCAATTGTTTTACTTAATAATGCTGATATTACTTGTCTGATTGAGTTTGCAACAATTTTTGCAAATTCTTTGAAGCTGTCAGCACCTTGACTTACAGAATCAGCAAAACTTTGAAGTGCATCATTTATTCTTTCCTGTGATTCAGCATATTTAAGGTTTAATGCTAATGTTGAAGCTAATGTACCATTATAACCTTTTAGTGCTTTATCAGCAGAAGTAAGTTGACTTTTTGCAGCACTACCAAAACCAAAATCTATATTTTTTGCTTTTACATTACTGGTATCTGCTTCACCAGCTTTTTGTAATTTACCACCAACATAAACTTCACCACCAACTTTTACACCTGTACCACCACCTTCAATTAAAAGGTTCTTCATTTTTAAGTCGTGAAATGCTTTTTCTGCATCAGTTCTTTTCTTTTCTGCTAACAATTCATCAGCTAATGCATCTTTTTTAACTCTGCTTATTAACCTATTCTGTGCTACTTCTTCTGCCCAATGTTCTTTACCAACATTATGTTTTTCAGTTTCCAATGCAGCAACAGCATTGATAGTTTCCATACTATATTCACCATCAACTTTAGTGAATTCACCTAATGCTTTAGTGTTGGCAATTTCTCTGTCAATTAAATCTTCACGTTTTTTTGCATAACTATTAGCAGTTGTTTCATACTCAACCAGTGCAGCTTTTTTATCTTTAACTGAATATTCACCAGACTTATCAGTAATAATTGCCCTGTCTTTTTTTAGTTTTTCTTCAATTGCTGCATTAGCTACTGATTCTTGTACTGCTTCTTTTTGTAACTTAAATTGGTCAGCTAATATTTTTTTTATTTCAAGTTCATTTTTTATTCTATTGCCTATATTTCTTTCATTATTTACAAGACCCTGATTAATTTTTTCTTGTGCGTGTGCTTGTTCATTCTGCTCCTTTAATATTGCTCTTGTTGCTTCTAATTCTTTAACAAGTGCGTTATTACCTGCTATTCTTGCTGCTGAAATCTTAACATCAATTGCAAACATTTCAGCACCTGTTTTCAGTTCAATCATCCTTTCAGCAGTAACACCACCTGCTTCACGCTTAATATTTTTGCTTATAATATCACCAGCTTGTTTTGTAAAAATACCTTCACCTTGTTTTGATTTGTCAACACTTGCTAAATATAAATCAACATTTTCTTTTGCTGTTTTAAACGCTGAAGCTAAAAGTCCAACTGCAATAACCACCAAGCCAATACCAGTTGCTGCACCTGCCATAGAAGATAATGCTGAAGTCATTTCACTGGTGATGCCACCCATAGCACTACCAAGACTACCAAGAATATCAGTACTCCCCTTGATGTTTTCAGATAATTCTTTTGTTTTTGCTTTTGCTTTATTGATTCCACCCTCAAAGCCTGTTGCATTTAAAGTTAACGTGGTTATCAAATCAAATTTTGCCATAAATAATGTTTACTAATAAATACAATAATTTATAGCTTTAATAATGGGTTGAATTCTTTAAGACTTTTACCACCTTGAATGAAATCCAACATTGACTGTTTTCTTTGCTGAAGTTCTTCATCAGATATTTCATCAATAGCAATATCAGCATCCCACGAAAACTTAATTACATCTAAAGGTGAATGTAGTTTAGCACCATTGGATAATGATTGTATGTAAGCTAAAAATCTGGTCTGCTCCCAAGCATCCCTGTAATTTTCATTTATAGCATCCAGTACAGCATTAGCTTCTTCAATACACATTTCATTTAAAAAGTATTCAGGACTGACTTTACCTTTACCAACAACAGACTTGTAAACTTCAATTATTTTGAGTTGTCTACCTTCTTTTTTTTTACTTGTGGTTCACTTACTAATGTTGCTGAATCAATTAAATATTTGTTAAATTCATCCATTGCTTCGGGACGTTCATCGAGTAAATCAACAAATTGTTCATAGGTAAATTCAATTGAATTATTAGCTTTTACTATACAGTAAAATAGTAACATCAAGTCTGTTAAATTTTGTTTTAATTCTGTGATGCTTCTGCCTGTTTCCTGCTCAAATAATAGCAGACTTTTGTAGTTTTTTTTAATCAAATAATCCTTGTCAGGTATTTTAATATTCACTTATTTTATCATAATTTTAATGCTTTATCATAAATACAGTCATATAGAATAAAAAAAGCAGTGCTTAGAACACTGCTAATTATTTTCCCCATTTTTTTTGTTCACGAAGTTGTTTTAAACCAATGTTACCAACTTCGGCACTTCCCATAAATAATCCCGTTTTATATTATATTTTTTAAAATGTTCTAAAGTTATTTTTAATAAATACTGTCATAATATAAAAAGTGCAGTGTGTTTATTTCAAATTCGTTAATCTGTGACAATTAGCACACAAAACTTGTAAATTATCAACACAATTATTTTTGTGATTACCATCTTTATGATGTATATCTAACTGACAAGAATGAACTGGTACAAATCCACAATTAGAACATTTATCTTTTTTTATCAACAAAACATATATATCACCTTTTTGAACTTTAGCTGCATTAGTCACTGAACCACAAATTCTTGTTTTGCTTGCTTTCCATCTACAATTTTTTGAACAATAGACTTTACCTTTTCTTGTTGCATTAAAATTTTTACCACAATATTTGCATTTTTTCATCACAGTTATAAATACTGTGATTCATAAAAAAAGCACAAGTCTGAACTTGTGCTTTGAAATGATTCCCATAAGAAAAATATGACAAAGAAAAATATTTTAAGTAAATGATAAAATCCCTGTACCAATCCCTGACATTGTATAAGTGGTATTTGCATTATCACCTGCCGTAACATTTAGAGCAGTGATAACAATTTGTCCTGAAAACTTATCAGTTGTACCTGCTGTCCAGTTTGGTGTGCTCCCTGCCTTGACTGCGAATGCACAGTTTATTGGCACACGAGCAATCATCATTGTATATAATTTAGCGAATGTTTGTGTTGAACCTGTTGCACCATAACTATAAAGTTGGTCGCTTGATACGTTCCATCCGAATTTGCCAACAGCACTTTCGTCCCAATATCCACTATCCTTACTGCCCACATCACGAGTTTTTAAACTTATATCAAGTTTTGCTGAAGTACTGAATGCTAAAGGTTGAACTGTTGCACCACTGGAAACGAACAACATCATATCACCCCCGTATATTAATTTTGAAATATCACTCATATTGTATTGTATTTAATAATTCTGCTTATTTATTATAAATACAATAGAATATTTTTTTCATTAAAAATTTCGAATGTTAAATTCAAGTTTCTGTGAAAATATAGCATCACTAACAGTACCTTCAATACTATATAATCTGCAAGCAACTATATGAATACCATCAACAATACCTGAAAAAAAATTCATAACATTTATTATTGATTTGCCTATTGCAACACCTTCACTATACGAATTTGTAACAACATAAATATCTGCAACTGAATTATACTGTGCTAAACCATCTCTTGAATACTCTGGTATGCTTGATGTTTCATAAACGCAAAAAGGTTGTGGTGTATTTATCGGTGCTTCTAAAGGATAAACCTTGTTAACTATTGTTATTGTTGTTGCACTGCTTATTAATGCGTTAAGTGCTTTTCCTAACTCAATCATCTTTAACTAAATTTTTCGTTGTGAATCTGGTGATGGCATTCTACACACAAACTCATTAAATTATTTATGTTAAGTGCTATATCTAACTTCTGGTCTAAATCAGCACCTTTATTAATTTCTATAATGTGGTGAATTTCTTTTGCTGATGTTAATTTACCAGTCTTCAGACAATTCTCACATAATGGGTGTTCTTTTAAATAATATAGTCTTAAACGTTTCCACATTTTACTATTATAAATACGCTGTGTTTCCGAATTAATATCATTTTTAGGATATTCAATTTTTTTAGCTTTTGTACCTAAATTTATAGTTGGCATTATAACTTATTATATTTTTCTACAGTCTTATTCATACTATCCACAATACTTTTCTGTACCGCATCCATTGCAACATCTTTTGTTTGCTCCACAGCATTGGTAAAAAAGTCAGTAGCTTTTAACATACCAGTAAAATGGTCTGCACTGCTTCGGGTCGTGTAATGTCGGTCAATAGTACCGTAATTGAGAAACTTTAGTATATATGCTTTGTTACCTGTGACACCAATTTTTTCACCAATTTTTGTCTGAAGTGGTAAGTTTTTGAAGTATTGTAAAAAATTCATTTTACCTGCATTCTGAAATGATGATTTAAAATTGCTTTTTGCCTGTTGCAATATGATATCACCAGCTTTTTTATATCCTGCTTTAACTATGTTGTTCTGAATCTTTGGCTGTAATTCATCGAAAAGTTTACCTAATTCAACATCACCCATTAATGAAAATCCTATATTACCAACATCTTGCCTTCTCATAATTATACGTTTATCAACTGCATTGTAATCCTTAGTTGTTCACGAAAATTTATTTCATCAGTATCAAGAATCTTATAATCTTTACCTTCATATTCAATTCTGTCAGTAAAATTTATTGGTCTATAGTAAATTAAGAATGTTAAAATTGATGAATTAAAAATTTCATAATTAGTTAATCCTAATGCACCTTTCTGCACAACTAATTCAGCTTTCAGTGTCATTACAGGATTGTAGGTGTCAACCTCGCTTCCATATTCATCACGAATCTTTACTAATTTTTTTACAATTAGTGTCCTTCTCATATTACCTGCTATAATTGTCATATCATTAAACTATTACAAAGTTCTTGTAAGGACACAAAAGAAATTGTAAAGTATAAGGTATTTCAACACCCTGTGCGAAACTTACAATGCTTCTGTTTACGTATAAATTTGCTGCAACTAAATATGTTGCCTGTTGAACAGCTACACTAACATCAGTGTGTGCACCTGCATAACCTGACATACTTATATTGTGTGTTGCTCCTGATAAATTTAATACTGAAGTTGTACCAGTACTGCCTGAAGTATAACCACTGACTTGTATTATTGCATTGCAATATGATACTACTGCTGATTCCGAAGCATCAAGTATTGTTTGAAGTATTGCATCATCTTCAGTGTATTCTTTTTCTATATTTAATTGCCTCTTTAAGCCTATAATGTTTGTATACATATTTAACTTTAATTATAAATACAAAAAAAGCTGGCAATAATTAACTACCAGCTTCTTTTAAAATATATGTATTATGACTAAGAAATCAATTATACTATAGTTGCATATACAAAACTCTTTGGTCTACGTACAACTGCACTGACATAAAAGTTAACAACAATTCTGACTTCACCGTAAATTGCCCTTGAATATGGGTCTACAGTCACATCCAAACCTGACCACTGACCAATCACAAGGTCATTAAAATTACCAAAAATTGCAGCTTTTGCACCACCAATTGTAGGTAAGTTTGTAGTAACAAAGTAAGGATAACCATTTATTGTTGAGTCTTGTACAACGAAAGTTGAACCATAGGTTGGAGTCCTCGGAGTGCTTTTAAGTACACCAACTGAAGCTGGACTAACAATAAATGCTGGTTTACCACGAAGTGTGTTGTTGTTTGCTAATGCTGTTTCCATTGCAATCATATTTGCAAAAGTATGACCACTGGTAAATGCGTATGAAGCACCATTAAGTAAACCTGCGGGTTGTGTTGACGAACCTGCTGCTGTGCCTAATATTGTTGCTTCGAATAAATCTGAAACTGCATTAAGTAAATCTTGTCTTAACATACTTTCAGCTTGTACACTATCTTGCTGAATGAACTGTTTTGACACATCATAAAATGCTGTAATTCTCTTTGGTGATAAGGTAACTTCTGAAAATCCCTGTCCTGCTACTGTTGCTGCTGCAACTTCAGTTTTCCAAGTTGCTGTTGCACCTGTTGATAAAATTGGTATTGAAACA